ATAACTGGAGATAAAGATTTATTGACTCTCCAGAAAATTAAGAATTTTAGCATCGTCACTCCCGATGAATATCTAAGTCTTAAAAAAAGACGCGAAATTTAATTCAGCGTCGGCCCTTACAAGAAGTTTTGGGACAGTTCTAAGTTTTTACGACGTCCCGTGAACTGAAGCGGCTAGTAAATCTAAACGCCCTTACCCTTTAAATGGATGACAGGTTCCGCATTCAGTGCCTTGGCAAGACGATTAATAAAAGAAAGAGATAAATTATTATAATTCCCAGATTCAATTCTTGCAATTGCAGGTTGGGAAGTGCCAATTTTTTCCGCGAAATCTTTCTGAGTTAAGTTAGTCGTCCCTGAAAAAGTGAGTTCATAAATTTAATAGTTGTGAGAAAATGAAATTTGGTAAAGTTGCGCGCGAGAAAGAAAAAATTGATTCAGAAACAAAAAGAAAGCTCGGAATAGCTTTCTGAAATTACACCCGGCAGCCGATAAGATGACGTTGACAGGATCTACGATTATACGGTAATTCTACTACAACTCTATTATTAAAAGAAAACAATTTGGATTTATTATTAATATATTGATTTTATCAGAAGTAAATGTAAAATAAAAATTTTTAAAACTGAAGTTCCATTATCTTAATTAAGTTCCCCATTAAATTGATAGACGAAGAATAAATTCTTTTCAATACTATTTCAGTTAAGTGTTGTTTTTTAGTTTTTGACTAAGCATATCATAAGCATAAGCTAATTTATTCATAGACTTTTCTAACTCACTTTTAGTGATATTGATGGAAGTATTGCCATGGGCAATGGAATCTCTCGTTGAAGATATTCCGTCTATCTGCTTAATCATAATTATTTCTTCATTTGAGAAAAATAAGCCTAAAGAGTTAAAAAGGCTTTCTATAGAATGCGATTTGTTCTTCGGTTTCTGGTCTTTCGTAAAGTTTTTATAAGTTATTTCTGCTTTATCTTTCTTGTACACATGCAAAATCTCGGAGACATTTAAAAGTTCTTTACTATTCCCATAAAAATTCTGTAGGAGTAAGCAAATATGAATCTTTTCCATTGGCAACAATTTAATATTATCTATGTATTGTTCTACTCCATCTTTGAGGACACCTTCAAATTCTGATACCATCATTACCCACATGGATTTTAATTGGTAAAATTCTACTTCATCAATAGGTTCACCGTTCTTTCCAGAAAATCGAGCGATAATTTTTTTGATTTGTTCGAAATTTGTTGTGATCATTGATTAATTTACTAGAATTTCGATTACACAGTTTACCCTTTTCTCTATTTTTTTACCTCCTGATTGATCAATCAGTGATTTTTTAAATTCTTCATTTTTCATCAATTCTTTCATCCTATCAACAAGTTCTTTTGGTGTTACTATAATTTTTGTCTGGTTGGTTTTTGCAAAAGCTAACATCACGGCATCATAAAGAGCTCGATTGGATGTTGGATTCCATCGCGAAGTTTTTACTTGATATATTGAAAATGCTTTTTTCCCTAATAATTTATTAATAGAAGATAGAGTATTGTAAAATAAAGATCTATGTGATTCCATGACTGACTGAGGCATATGTTGGTTATCTTTCATATACTTTGTAAGGAAATAAGACAAGCTCTCTGCTCTCTTCATGTCATTAAAATAATATGCAAAAAATCTTAAAACTAGCTCCTCCTTAGCCATATTACTTTGGTCTTTCTTAAGTTTTAGATTGATTAGTTCGGAAAATTCTTTCGAACTTGCAAGTTCTTTTAAAAGATCATTAAAGGGTCCACGAAGGGTATTGTTTCTTATTTCTTGTGAAGTAAGTTGAATACTTCCCAAGTTAAGTCTTTCGAATACCTCATATTTGATTTCTTCATCTGATTCATTTAAAATCACTATCGCTCGAATAGATCTTTTTCTGATTTCGTCTTTATCTCTTTGAACTAATTCAGAATATTTTCTTCCATTGACATCATCACGAATTTCGAGATTCCTCAATTCGAATCCGTCTTTCAAAAAATCTTGAAAAGTTTGAAGTCTTTGTTGGCCATCAATTACTTCATATTTTAAAGTTTCTTCTTGTTCAGCAAAATAAATCACAGGAATTGGTATATTTAGTAATAATGATTCAATTAATCTAGATCTTTTATTTTCGGTGTCATCATTGGCACCCCATACATAATTTCTCTGATAATCCGGTTTTAGATCAATGTCTTTTGATTGAATCTTATCAACTAAATCTTGTACAGAAAAATCATACGGTTGTGCAATAATTCTTCTTGGGCTTTTTTTAGAAGATGATTTCATTTATTCTAATTAATATTCCTAATATATGATATTTTTTATAAAAATGGCGCCTAACTTTAAATCATTGAAAGTAGGATTAGCATTAAAAAAACAGTAGTAAATACGATGTCATAAAATCATCTATTTCCATCAATCTAAATAAATTAAAAAATTTGACTGAATGCTCAAAAAATACATATAGTTTTGATAATAAATAAAACAAAATAAAAACTTGTTTTAAATCAAAATAGAAAATTTTATTTCCTTCAAAATCAGTTAAAATACTCAACAACAACAATCATGAATATTATAATTAACTATATATTCTCGCAACTTTGGGGAGTAACAACTAAATAAAACTCGGGTCTCCGAGCGTAAAGTCACACATGGAGGGCCTGTTATTTTGCGGGAATGTAGTTGGAAATGAAAGACTAATTAGATGTTTAAATATTCGTGGGAGGTAATTGAGCAATACGGAATAAACAGCCAATTGTTTCTTTTTCTTCAGTAAATCGAAAACAGTTATAATCCTCCCCTATAAGTTTTGCAAGTTCGTCCGTAAGTTCAAAATTTTCAGTTTTGATTATCGCAACTTCATAATAGTCAAAATATTTCCTATCCATATCATCAAAAAGATTATCTTGATAACGAACTAAAGAAGCGGTATAACCGTTACTAAATGCAAAATGATTTCTTCTGACAAATTTGTCGCTTCTATCAAAAATTTTAAGAGTTAGTTTTATTAAGGTATCCGGAATCGGTATAATTGGATCTGTTTCTAAAATTTTTGTCCAATTCTTAATCATTACTTTTCTACCTTTATTTTAATCTTGTACTATGAACTCGCAAAATCAATCATTTCCCTTATAAATTCTTAAAAACCCCTACTCTCAATCAGTACAAATAAAAATAACCAAAGCAAGTAACCCAAAGAAGAACCATCCAACAAGAGTTACGAGTGTGGTGTATAAAAGGATGAATTTAAAAATTTGTAAATCTAACATAGGGGATGTTTTGATTAGGAAGATAAGGTTAGATCCGAAAAAATCAGATGAACCGATTTGTCTTTAATTTTAGGAAGGACTTTAAAACAATCCCTGTTATAGAGTCGAATATCCAAATTCAAAACTCGATTTAAAAAGAAATCCCGATTAGAAAACCGATACAGACGGAAATTAAAACCGTGGAAAGAGTGACTTTTAGCCTTTGAAAAAAAGTGGGAGCGTAGACGACTTCCTCAAAATCCCGACAAAAAAACTCAGACCAACAAAACCTTTTTTTTAGACGTAAATACTCCCCTTCCCTAACTTTCGAAAGAATCGTAACGGACGCTTTGGAAGATTCAATTTTTTCCCATCTGGCTTGTAGTTTTTCTAAACATAAAAACCAAGAAGAACCTTTGACTCCAAAGCAACCGGTATCATGAGAAGGATTTAGATTCGTTTGGGTAGGAACACTACCAAACGTAGAACAATTACAGATTAGAAAAAGAATCGAAAGAAATAGAAAACGTTTCATTTCTTTTTTCCTTTCGATTCGGGGCCTAAGATATCGCAGGTATCTTGAACTTCTTTCGGAGTGTTATTCGCATAACAAACGAGTTTAGAACGGTCTTTTGAATAGTCTACGGGAGAGACGTTTTCGACAGGTTCATGATTGAACTTGATTTCAAGATGATTGATTTTAAAAAAAGAAACAAATAGAATTACAATGAAAAGAAAAAAGATAAAAATAGATTTGTGTTTGGTGATAAAGTTTTTAAAAAAAATAAGATAATTTTTCATAAACGTAACCTCATAAAATTTTATTTAAAAGATTACGTGTATTTGTTTTAAATAATTATTAAGAGTTTCCACCTCCGCGCGCTTTGGATATGAAGTCGCCTAAAGACCTTAAGATTTCACCCGATTTAAACCAGGACATTAAAACGATACCCGAAGTTAAAAAAAGACCGTGTACGCTCACTCCTCCAAACCCTTCCGAAATTTTCCCTTCCGGAAAAAATCTCAAAAGAAAAAGACCGAGAAGTAAAAAAAATAGACCTAAGAAAAAAGCCTGGTTTGATTTTCGAAAAAGGTTTTTTTTAACAATAACCGTATGTTCTAAACTTTGATCCTTTTCTTTAGTCTTTGAAGTATCTGTATGTTTATCTGAAATTTCTTTTGTTTTTAGTTTTTGTTTCATATAATAAAACCGTTATGTTAGTATCTCTTTAACGGATTCTTGATTGAAAACCGCGTAACAAAATCCTTTAAAATTCTGGTCCTTTTTCTTTCTTAAGTGTGTAGCTTTTTTAAAAACGGAAATAAGTTCGATCCATTCGGATTCTTCCCAAGTAGACTTCGTGACAGTGCATCCGAGGGAGGAAACGCCTACATTTTCTTTTTTCGTGCCTTGTGCGTGAATGTTCAGACCAATTTTTCCGCTAAAGACTGGATCATCACTTGACCAAATATGATTTCCGTTTTTGTCGCGTCTGAAATTGAAATTTGATCCTTGATTAAAAGCTTCGTGTCCGTGATGCAAACCGATTTTTACGAGATACAAACCTTCTTCGGTCCGCGCTTCCCCTTCCCTTACTCCGTACTTTTCTAACGTTTCTTCGGAAGCCTTACCGGGATCAATCGTAACGACTCTGCTTCCCCAAGACTTACCGCCGGGATAGATATCGAATAGAATGTCGTTGAACTTGTCGAAAGAATCGTCGTTTAGAACGACTTTGTTTTGTAGGACGCTGATTCCCCGGACGCCGATGAGAACATTTTCTTTTTCAAAATCAAGGAAGGGAAAGTTTTCACTCTCTTTAAACCTCGACTTTGTTTCCGCAATCAAACGAGGAATGAATGTTTCGTAATTCATGTCGGAGAGAATAACGAGTCTTACGGTATCGGTGAACGTTTTAAAAAATTTTTAGATCGGTCTTCGGAATAGTCATTCAAATAGAGTTCGATTCTTCCACCGTTTGATTTTGCGCGATGTCTTTGAAGTGAAAAATAGAGATTGATTGTGTCTTGGGAATTCGTCGGAAATTTCAAAACAAGCCTAAGACCGTTGTACACTGTCACGTAATCAAGAAACCTTTTCAATGCGTATTTGGCGGGAAGAGAAACCGTTCCGTAGTGTGCAAATTCGATCTTGATCGACTCAAGATTTCTTTCCCGCGCAGATTTGTAGAGTGAAACTAAGTCCAGATAAAAAACCTCCGAAGATACAACAGACAGATTTTTAATCAAAAAAATGTCAAGACGCGACACTTCCCCAAACGAATGAAAAAACGGACCTTTTACCGTATATGATGGATTTGATTTCGTTTTTTTAAAAAGAACTTCTCTCCGTTTCTTTAAAAACCAAAACGCGAATTGAGAAAGAAATAGAAGAATACTCGCTGCGTATCCAAGGACTCCGTGAAGGTTTTCATCCTTCATTTCTTTTAAAGAATCAAACTCATCCATTAACCTAAAGCTCCAAACGTAAATCCCGTATACCGAACTTTAGCAGTCTTCCACCATTCTTTAAGCTCATTACTAAGTTGTTTGATTCTGGCCCCGAAAAATGCGTTCTCAGCGCTCATCGTTGTCCCTATCGACTCCGAAATCACACCGACAGACGTGGAATAATTGGCAATCCCTCCGATGATTCCTTCTCCGTACGAAGACAGAAGACAAATCGCAAAGTATTTTAGAATTTGATCCTTTAGTTCTCTTGGCACGCGCGAAGCGTGATCGTAACCGGTGGAGTAATCAACTTGATAAGCACCTGGAAGATTTGAACTATTTTGACTTAAAAAACGAAACCCTTGAATCCCGATTTGTGGCGGACCTGAATTCATAAAAGGCGTGCGGGTATACATCGCACGTAAAATTCCAGTTTTGTATTGAATCGCAGCACGACTTGTAAGATCAAGAACCGTATTCCCATTCCAAGGAAGCGTTAAGACCCATTTATGAAGACGACACAGATTTTTTCTTCTCAGTTTAAGAAAGAAATTCGAACTTTTGGAAGGATCATAGTCGTATGTGTCATCCCATTCCGCAAAGCCTTCGATTCTACCGGTTTTAGGTTCTAGATCAAATCTTCCGGATTGCCCAACAAGCGGGCGGGATCGAAAAAGCCTAGGATAAATATCCCAGTCAATTTCAGAGGCAAATGCCCGAACGGTTTGGTCACACCAATTTTTTAATTGGAAATCTTCAAGTTGAGTTCCGCGCGTAGTGAGAAGCGGTTCGTTCCCGAAAAACATAATACGACGAAGCTCGTCCGGATGAATGAGCGTTCCCCAGCCTGGAAGAGGAGAATCGGATTTTACAAGTTCCGGATAGATGCACGCACTCAGATCGTGATACTCATAGTCCTCTTCCTGTTTGTTTAAATCTCCGTCAAATCCGTAATTCAAAGTAAAAAACCGCCAAAAAAATTTTCATTTTTCTAATGTGCGGAATTGACTTCAATCGGAGAAGAGACCGGATTTCGCAAATTCAAGGTGCTCAAGCGGAAGGGTATGCGTCACGCCGCTTGTCAGTTCGCAGACTACACTTTTTCCGTCATGTGCCACTTCTTTGATTTTTGCAAGCATCCCACCCACGTTTGCCCGACCTTTCGCATAGACTCGCATAATCATTCCCGGTTTTGGAAGTTTCGGACCGGTTCCGTACGTTCTTCGTTGTTCTTTGGAAAGGGATTCAAATTCCAGGTGTCTTTTAGAAATTTCTTTCTCTCTTTGGATTTCTTTTTCCGATTTTTTATTTTTGTAATTGATCCGGTTCCTTTCACTTCTTGCGTGATCGATTTTTTTCTCGCGGGGAGTTCTTACGTCTTCGTTTGCTTTTGTGTTTCTAAACGCTTGATAGTCGCCGTTTTTTCCGTGAACCGTGACCTTCTTTTTAACGAGTGCCGTGTTTGCGTTAGAAAACATGTTTAGTGTAGAACCTTTGTTGCATTGATCCAGAAACCGGATACCTCACTCGCGCCTGTAAAACTTGCTTCACTCGCACAAATTGGCCGAAAGAATTGTTTTGTTCCTGTGCCCGTTCGATCATAATTTCGTAAATCCTGATCCGCGTTATTCCCTTTTATATAAATTGTCCAGTTACCGCTTGCGACAACTTCAGTGATAAAATACATACGATCTTTTTCGTCAAGGACTGTGTTTCCGGGAACTGTAAATTGATTTTGAATTTCAAGACGAGAAAAATCCTGAAATGTAAACGTTTTTAAGGACATAGACTGAACTTAACCGGTAAGTTCATATCGGAAATTAAGAGAAACGTATCCTGGATTCCGATATGCGAAAAGTACAAAACCGGGGTTTTGCACGTAAAAAACCCTGCAAAACTCCACATCCGATTTTTTAAAAATTTTTAATATCGGAAACAGTGAACGCAAAAAACGGAAGACCCCGAGGGGTGAACTTTGAACGAAATTTAGAACGAAGGACTCGAAGTAACGAAAACCAAAAACAAAATATAGACGCGAAAGTCGTAAACGATAGACTTCAATTCCTCGCAAAATCGTTTTTTAATCAGATCAATTCCGACAAAATTGCGGGAAGAAATCCCGTATATAACTACGACCAACTCCAACAAATCCGAGACGGTGTAAAGCTCCGACCGACATGGAGAATCCCTTACCAACAATTAAGAAATTCCACGTATGGTACTTCTCTTATTTCAGCGATTCACACAGTTCGGGTAGAGGATCTTACCAAATTCGCTCGTATTTCAAAAAAAACCGGTCTTTGGTTTCGAACCGAATTTGAAGAAGATCAGATTGACGATGAACTTAATTTCAAAATGCGAAAGTGCGGCCGTTTCTTCGAGAAAATGGGAGACTTGACCGAAGGTTGGCAGAACCGAGATCATCTAGGATCTGTTTTCGAGATGATGATTAGGGACACTCTCACACTCGATAGTATCGCGTTTTATTTGGTATATAACAGTTTTGGAAAGTTAATTGAAGTAAGGTATTTAGATCCCGCGACAATCTTTCAAGTCGATCCCCAAAAAGGATATGGAGGGGACAAAGGAATTGCGTTCGTACAAATCATCGACGACAATATTATAGAAACGTTCTCTTCTTCGGAAATTCTTTGGCTTCACAAAAATCATATCTCAGACGTATCGATGCGGGGTTTTGGATTCTCTCCTCTCGAAGCGTGTATATTGGATCTAGTTGCGGTCATCAATTCCCTCAAATTCAACCGAGATACTTTCACAAGACAGCACCCGCAAGGGTTCATGTCTTTTCAAGGAGACGCAACCCAAGAAGTAATCGAATCGCTTCAACTTCAATGGCAGGAAATGATTTCGGGACTCGACGATTCACACAGAATCCCAATCATCGGAACGAGTGCAGGGGAAGTGCGTTGGACTCCTCTTTCCATTCCAAACGATATGCTTTTTAAAGAACTCATGCAGTGGTGCACGAGTTTTGTTCTCATGGGTCACGGAATGGACCAGTCGGAACTTGGCCTCAGACTCATCGGATCGCAGGCAACTTTTTCGGAAGGGAACCAGGTCGAAAAAAGTAAGCTTTCCATGACCCGCGCTAACCTTTCTCTTTTAACATACTTCGAGTTTTCGTTTAACCGAGTGCGCGAGTTTAGAGAAGATGATTTCGCGGGGATCGTTTGCGAATTCTCGGGAAAAAATCCGGAAGACGAAAAAGAAAAGTTAGCAAAAAACAAAGAAGAAGTGACGAATTGGAAACTGGTCGATGAAATTCGAATCGAACAGGACAAACCGACTGTTGCTGAAACTCTCGCTGAACTGTATGGAGTCAAGGAAGAAGATTACAAAATGGCGGGTGCCGTGATTCTAAATCCGATTTTTCAACAGAATATGCAGCTTTTACAAAACCAGGCAAATGCAAATCAGGAATATTCCAATACAGGATATTCAGACGAGGAACAAGATTACGATCCCGAGTATGATATGGAAGAAGAGTTCGAACCGGACAAGGATCTTGTTTTTTAGCGAATAACGGATTTAAACGAGAGAGAAATTTAATATTTTATAAAGAAATTCAGAACTAAACCCGGTTGCATGTTGTTGTGACCAAGACTTCCCCCTTGGGATTGAATGATATTCCCGGAATTGTAAGTCGCGCTTGTTCCAAAACCGGAAAATCCGGTTTTTACAACGTAATTTCCGACAATCGGATTTAAACTCGCAGAGTCTGAATTGTGATTGTGGTTTCCTCCTCCGTGGTCGTGTGCGGGGATTTCTGGAATTGTTAAAATGTGATTTTCTTCTCCAAACTTTTCCCCCAAATTTCTTGCTGAAAGCCCGACTCCGGTTCCAACACCTACCGGAGTTCGACCGGCGATATTCGGAATGGGAATACGTTTATTCGCGTTCCAATCTGCTAACGCACTCGCGCCTCGAGTAGAGACCGTACCGTTTGAATTAAGGATCGGAAGTACCGCGTTAGACCAATCATTCCAAAGAAGAATAAACAAGTTTTGAAACGCAGATCCGGCGCTCGTCGCACCGGAACCGGAATTCCCGAGAGTTTGACCGTTCAGTAAAAGCCATCCTGCGGGAGAAGAAATCCTTGCGGACGTTTTTACATCCCCGACATCAAATCCGCCGCCACCGGCGTTCCAAGTGGTTCTTTCGGTATCGGTAATAAACCGGTGCGTTGTGTCTTGGGTAATATCTGTCGCAAGAATCGCACCCGTTCCCCTTTTTGAAAGAAGTGCAGAATCGATTTCTGTTTTGGTATAATAGTTTGTGTTGTGATCGTGAGAGGAAGGAGGAAACGTTAAGGGTTTATTTTGAATTACATTCCAATCGGGGGTACACGCACCATTCCAATTTGTTTTTTCCGTATCCGTTACAAGTCTGTGAGTGGAGTCTTGCGTAATATTGGAAGCCAAAACCGTTGGTCTTTGATTTGAGACAAGTATTCCGTCGGGTCCGAGAGTGGCAAGCCCGAAGGCCGCGCCCTTCTCACTCGAATTTATCTTCGTGTTTATCTCATTTTGAAGAGAGGTGTCTGAAATGTTCCGAGAATTTGTTTCAGTGAGTAGTTTTGAATCGAAGTAGGAACGAAGCAGATTATCATTTAAATAATCGTTTTTGAAACTTTTCATTTGTATTCAACCCGAAAACGAACATTCCGGTTTTGGAATATGGAACTTCCTGAAAATTGAACGGAAATAAAACCTTGATTATCGTATTTCGAGGTTGCGGTCACGCCCGAAGTGGGAAGAGAATACCAAGCGTTTGACCCATCGGAGACAAACGCTATACAAGAAAGAATATTTGCACCAAGCCCCGTATCAACCTGACAAAGTCCGCTTGCGCTCGTCGTTCCTTCAAAAAATGCGTTTTTGATTGCGGTTCCGGAAGGTGCGAACCAGGTTCCAAAAATAAAAACCCCGACGTTTGAAATCATTTGAAAGATTGTAATTTGAATCTGTTCGATGTACTGTTTTACCGCGTTTGCCGAAGGTGCGAGGGAGGTTTCTAAAAAACTGGGTGAATTCGTAACGAATCCACTGGAAGGTGCTACGTTGTTGTAGGATTTTGAAGAAAGAAAATACCAAGAAGTTTTTTCAATCGAATAACAGAGTTCCCAAGATCCGCCGTCGAGGTCAAGCTGCCAGTCTTCTTGTAAGTCTTCGATTTTTTGACCGTTACGAAGAATTGTTATCGGATTGGTTCCGGCAAAATTGGAAATATCTAATATCCCTACAACCTCGTTGTCATTTGGGTTTAGAGGAAGTGAAATGGAGAAACCGCCGCCTGATACGTTACAAAGAACCCTTTCGTATTTAATCGCGGTATAGTCTGCGGTTTTTACAGATGAGTTTTTTAAAGATCCGTAGTTCGTTTTCCAAGATCCGTCCCCTGAGAGAAATTTTTCTCTATCTCCAGTTGCCGGACCCGGAACAAGTCCTTTTACTCCGTTTGATTGAAACGTCGCGCCCACAAATTCGGAATTTAATGCAAGTTCTCCGGATTTATCGGGTAGTATGTAATCTCTGATCGAGGATGCAACAGATCGCAAAACACTTTTGTTTCCTTGCGAAGAAACAAGTTCTATCCCGAAATTCTCACTGACTCCCGCGTATCCGTTGGAAGAATTTTTTTCGGACCTTAACTGGTATTGAGGATGGTCGTTCAGAGTAAGACCGATCAGTTCCGAGTGAAGAGAAGTTCTTGCTTTTGTTTTTAACCATCTTCCGGGAAAGCTAGCGGTAATATCATCCGGAAGAATGACTCGGGAAGAGTCTAACGTGTCTGGAACCGGTAAAAGGGAATCCGCATCAAATTGATAGAGTGTAAGTTCGTTTTCAACTTCCCTGATTTGTTTGTCTTTTCTTTCGCTTGCGGGAACCGCTTTAAGTTCTGTGAGATTTTGAACAGGTGTGTTCCAGTTTGAAAGTACCTCACTACGGATCCACGATAGATTTACGGCGTCATCGCCTGAGATCGGAGCCGCCACTTTTAGATTCGCAAGAGATGAGTCGTCAATGGAACGAACCTCAAATCCTTCCGGAGTACTTTTCAAAACAAGTCCGCCTTTTCCAAAGCGAACCCAATTTGAAACTCCTCTTTGTAAAAAATTAAAAACCGGATTCATTATCCGAGATATACTTCAATCAAAATCTGATTCGTATCGTAGGTTGTCGCGACTCTTAAAGAATTGATTCCCCCTGACCACGCGACAAATCCTAAAGACGTCGGGTGATCATGATTTGAACCGTTGATTCGAACGGTAATCGGAGCGGGATCGTCTTTTTTTACACCGATTGCAGTATCATCCGAGAGATATTTCGCTAGGATCAAAACATACTTAAACGTGATTCCGCTTGGAATTGGAATTGTGACCAGGTTATCGGATTGCCTAATTGCTTTTGTAAGTTTTTGAGGCTGTTGGACTTGGAACTCGGATGCGATTTCCTCCACTTCTCGTTCGATTGAAATTCCATTTCTTTGGAACAATTTAAAAAGAATTCTGTGAATTTCCATTCCTCTAAAATAATGAGAAATGAAAAATCGGAAGTTTCATTTCGGTTTTACAAGGATCCCGGCAGGAGACACAAGGGATGCGAGTTTTCCGATTCCGTTAACAAGAGGTTCTGCATACTCACACATTTTTTCAATTCCCGTAACGATTCCCGTAATCGAAGTTGATACGACGGGAAGTAAAGTTTTCTCTATACTCTGAACTGTGTTCGTAAGTTTGAGCATAGCGCCCTTGTTCTCTTCGAAGAGTTTCAGCATCGCGTTATTCAGCTCATATCCGACTTTCGCGGCTTCTTCTCCCGTTTTGGATGCAAAAGTTTCTTTTTTTAAATTATCAAGTTCAAGGCCTTTATTGTATCCCGCATGTATGGAAGAATTGTCGTTTGAAAAACCTCCGTATCCGAATTTTAAAGACGACATTTCCGAAAAACTTCCACCGTTCATTTTCGAAATAATCCCACGCGTATTTGCATCCATTCCGGATAACGCCGAGGACATGTATTTTCCCGGATTTGATTCGGATTCTCGGATCGCTTTAAATACGTCACCCCCGTTTGCGCTTAGTGCGTTTGCCATGGAAAGGGAACCGAATATTCCACCCCCAAACGCGCCGCTTCTTCCCTGTCCTGAAAGTTCTTCCGCTAAAGACATCTTCCGGTTCGGGTCCATATTCGTTCCGTCGGTTCGATTCATCCCCGCCGCGAACTTTGAAAAATCGGTTACGTCTCCGGAAAAACCTTTTCCCCTTAATGTTTCCGATATATTTGAAAGTTTTGATATATACTCGGCTTGCCTGAGATTCGAAAATCCGGTCGCGCTTGCACCCCCTCGTAAAAAACCTAGATCCGCGTGTTTGTTATCTTTCCTGATCGTTTCCAGTTCTTTAACTACTTCTCCAATTCCTTTTCCTTGCGACGCGGCAAACTTCATAGTTTCGGAATCGATCTGGTTTCCTTTACCAAAAATCGATTCACCCGTTATGCGTCCTTTTGCGAGATTTGCGGAAGCAAGTTCCGAGTTTGCAAAATATCCGCTTCCACCTCCGACATACCCGCCGGTTGCACCAATCGTTGCGCTTTGCGATTGCATAGCGGCGTGATATTGTTCCCCGATTGCAGAGATTGTTTTTAAAATTCCACCGGCAACCGCAAACGCTGCGCCTGCAATGGGGATCGCCATTCCCATCGCGGTAAGACCGTTGCCTTTGTTATCCGCACCGCTTGTTCCTCCTCCCCCACTTCCGCCGGAAGCAGATCCGGAACTCGAACCTAAAAGCCCTTTGTCAAAATTCGCATGTTGAATTTTTAATTCCGCTTTTTGAATTTGAAACTGTTTTGCACTCGTCGGGTTTGAAAGCGAAGAAGAAGAGTTTTCGTTTTCTTCTTCTGAATCATCCTTCTTTTTTTTCTTCTTTTTTGAGAAAAGGTCTTTGGCAGCAGATATTTTTTTGTCGAGTGTGTTATAGAAACCACCGTGCTGAGTCTCGTCGAGGTCCGATCCATCGGCTCCGATTTTAGTCGCGACCGCACTTCCTCCGTGATATTTAGAGGCTGACTCTTTTGTATGCTTCCATCCTTTTTTAAAAGATGATTTGAGTTTTTTCCCAGAACCAAAGTTCCAACTTTTGGAATCAAAAAAAGAAAATCCTTTCTTTGCTTTTTTCGCTACCCGTTCGTATTCTTTTTCTACGCCTTTGAAATCGGGCGTTGCGTGGACTGTTATTTCAAGAGATTCGGAAGACATTTAGATTCTTAGCTCGCGTTCGATTCTTTCTAAAATTTCTCTCTTTTTAATCTCGCCTTGATTCTGAATCTGTTCTTTCGAGAACCCTGCCTCGTCCTTTAGGATATTTATCATCTGCGGACTGATTGTTTCTAAAAACTCGTTCGGGTTCATTTTCTCTACTTGAGTTTTCTCGGAAAGAAGTCGCGTTCGTTTCAGATAACTCTCTAGGTCGATTCTCGCCGTCGCTTCGATTAGGAATGTTTTCTGTTCTGGAAACAGATTCCCGAGGTGCGTGATTCCTTTCGGAAGAATTTGAAACTCTTTGATTAAAATGAGGTCTTGAATGTTCCTTTCGTCTAAAATCGCTTCGGTGAGTGTCCCGATTTTTTTTTAACTCCGTATGAAACCGGTTTTCGTGATTTTTGTATTCGTTGAAGAGTTTTAGGACAAACTCTTTGTCTCGTATCTCTTCAAACGAGTTTATCCTCGGGAATCCTTCCGGGAATTCTTTGATTACGTGACCAAGTGTCGCGGTTGCAAGGATGTATCCGTAAACCGTATTCGGAATCGATTCGAGGGATGCGCCATTCAGTCGTTTTGCGACTGCGATTTCTATATCGAGTTCCGTGGAAGGATCTGCGATTTCGGCTTGGAAAGAATACTTTTCGTTTTCAAATTTCGCGTGGAGTGTAGCCCGCTTCTCGGGTTCTAAAATTCTCATTCACAGAGAATCCTCGACGTCGGGCTATCGGAAAAGGTTTGGAGTTTGAAAATATTCTATTTTGGGATTTACGTCTTAAAAAAGCAGAAAAAAAGAAATCGCGGGAAACTTGGACATAATTTGTAAGGTAAAAAATATGCAATTTCGAGTAATTTCTCACTTGCAGACGTGGGACTGGCATATAATTATTATACAGTCACCAGCTAATTATTAGCTAGTTTAGCGTATCGATTTTATCATGAACACCGAGTACAAAATTCAACCAATCGAAGCAAACTTTTTGGTCGTTAAGATGGACGAGAAAGAATATCCCCTGCCCGTCCTTGTTTACAAAGTTGAAAACGAAAACTATGTATATGCAGAAATCTTAAATTACAGTATTTTAGGCTATGGAAATTCAATCCAAGAAGCGAAAGAAGATATAGTAAATCTAATTGATTTGTATCTGCATGATTCTAAAAATTCAGACAAACCTTCCTCAATCATTCAATCCGAAACAGAAAAACGGCAAATCTTCCTATCCTTAATTGATATTAAAATGTGGGATTTCTTTTTTAATCTGAACACTCCAAAGCAAGAAGACATCAAAGGCCAACTTGAATCACATTTTGCGATCGCTTCCTAAGAATGCGACTGAGCGAACTTTCGAAAATTCTACTTTCTCTCGGATGCGTATTAAAACCGGATACAAGAGAATATTTAATAGCGCCTGGAAGTAAAAAAATTGTCTTCCTATTTAAAAGGACATTAAAAAATGGTCACGAAGTAAAATGTACTATCTCATTTTACCGAGAAGAAGATCCGGAAGTCCCACCCAATTTGCAATTAACGATTCAAAATGCACTACTTCTTACTAAAGACTGGAAAGTAAAAGAGAAAGCGTCTAATTAAACGCTTCCATCGGTTCCCAATCCACTAACTCAAATTCAAGTTCACGCGCGGACATCTCGTTATTCGCAAGACTAAATCCTTCGGTATTCACCGCACCGATTAATAACCCGATTCTTTTTCCGGATCTTTTGTCGATTACGAGAATATCGTACAAGTCGTCTGCGTGTTCATCGCTATACGTATCAATCTTTACAACACCCTCTTGAGAAGTCGTAAGGATATGGAATTCGCCGCTTGCAGTTCCTTGCCAGTCGAGTGACTTGAGTCCTTTTGGTTTTCTTACTCCTAACGCTTGGATTCTTTCGACGTGGTTGTTTATATTCACCCGTAGCGACTTCATAAAACCAACCGCTTGGCCGTTAATTTTTACAATCGCGTCGTTACCGGTTAAGATGTTTGGATTCGGTCTTGAACTTTTCGCCAAGTGTTAGTTCCCCCTACTAACGCCGCGAACGACGTCCAATTGCAGGAGGAAAAACATAAAGTTGATCGGGGTTGTGATCAGACCATTAGGGAAAACGAAGTATACGACATCACCGTCGCGCCTTATATCAAAGTTCTCATCAAAAGCGTCCTCACCGGTATAAATGTTCCGGGTGAGCCAACCGTATTGAGAAATATATACATTACGAAACCGTTGTGTAACGGCGGTTCGTATGTCTGCGTCTGTTAGGTTTGTGCCGAGTGCGTTCGGATCGGTTGGAACCTCGCCAGTGAAAGTTACGTTAAGCCACTCTCTAAAATCTTTTACTAAAGCGAGCGCCGTACAAACCGTTGAAGCCTGATTCTTAATTAGGTTTTCAGTTTGGTAACTCGTGATTGCGAATTCGATTTTGAAAGGACCGTTGTTCGGTTTTCTTGTAACGACAAGACCACCTGCGCGGAGAACTTTTTTAATTTGAGTTTTTGAAAGAATCTCCGGCGCATCGACTATGTTTAGATCTTTGTAAGTCGCTGTCTCACGAACGTTTCCGGATGCTTTGATCGCGTTGTGAAGAACCGCAAGCATCCAGCCCGGATATGTTTTTAAAGTTACTCGGTCGGCTTGGTATCTCGTTAATGGAGAAAAACCGAGAACCAAATACTCGGAGTTCGTCGATTTTATATCATCGATTCTTTGATCGATTGAACGCGAGAGATCAAGTCCTGCACCGCCGAAACGTTCATCGGAACCTTCGGGAGAATTACCAACAGCGAGTTTATCCGCAAGATAGAGTCTTACGGTTTCGAGAGACGTGCAGACGTTTACATAAAATCCTTTTGCGATTTCGGTTTCAAATACAGTATCAATCGCATTTAGATAGTCGGTTGCGGTTGCTGCTCCCGACGCACCTCCAAAGAGATACGAAAAACTTGGCATGTCCGCGCAGGGTTTTCGTTCTGCGCCTGTCTCAATTTCTGCGAGTCCGTTAGAAAGAAAGAATGTTTCCTGCCAGTAAAGAAGAGATTTTAAAGTAAAAACGGATGTCTTAATGTCCGCCGCGTCCGCGACGGAAACGTAGTCTAAAGATTTTGTTTTTCGATCGGGTTGTGAGAGAAGAACCGCGGTATATCCGGGACGAGAGTTTACAAATCCTACGAGTTCCGAAATTGTCTCGTAATCTTTCACTAAAACGGATAAATCCGCACTTCCGTCTGTTGCAGGTGTACCGGACAGTATAACTCTAAAATTTATACCGTCGTACGTCAAACTTGCAACACCGGCGTTTCCGGTATAAGAAATTCGAAACTCATTCGCTTCGATCGGAGCCGAATTTACGATTCCGTCTTTGTCCCCTACTTGGATTACAGTTCCACCGTTTGCGATGCGAAATCGGATTTGATTTCCGCGCGGACCGGGAATCTGCGCTTTGATAGTATTCGAAATTCCTGATGTAATAGAGGGTATGGAAACGGATGCGGATAAGTTTCTAGAAACATTTAACGCTTTGATCGTTTGAGGACCATTTGCAAACCGGGAATCTTTCGAAGGAGAAAATGCGTTGATTACTGCATCCGCCAACTCGCCTGATCCGAGAAGCGAGCGGGCTTCGTCGGCACTCGTAAATTCCAAGATCCGTTTTGAGTTTGGAAGATTTGTATCGTTTGTATAGAATCCGTTGTCGGAAGATCCGATCAGGATCAGCGTTGTGAAGTCGGGAGAAATTCCGGGAGACTGAGTTTTGGTGCGAAATGCTCCGCGCGAACCCGGTTGGATGTATCCGCGACCGAGGAATTCAACTTCACGCGCGCCCAAAAACGGACTCCCAAACCTGCTCGTAAGTGCGGTTTGAAATTCCATTTAGTTCTCGATAGAAAAATTCTCGAAACCGGGCAGTGATCGGTCTTCTGAGAACTTTTTCTTTCCGTAAAAGAAACTCCTCCGGAGTTTCTTTTCGTTGTGTTGAAAGATTTTTTGGATCTTTACCTTTCAAATTCAGTTCTTGTTCCAAGTTTTGGATCCTCGAAGCCAAACTTTGTTCGACTTCGCGACAAACTTACATCGAAACTTTTAATATCGGAAAAAAGAAACGAGGGTTTTGTTCTAAAAATCGATTTTGTTTGAACGATACGAACCCTAATCTCAAACCCCCAGAAGGGTTCTGCGAAATCCGTCGTTGTTAAGTTTGGTTCAGAATCTTCGGGAAGAAAAACGCTTATCCCCGGATGCAAAATTGGAAGATCGTTTGAAAGAAGTAAAGTAACTGCGAGTGACGAATCATAAAGAAACCGGTTTGTCGTTCTTCCCGCGTTTCCGGTAACAAAACCCGTGATAATGACGTCGCTTTCGCAGGTAAATTGAAATTGCTGAATGTGTTTTTGTCTTGAGAAAGAATCTAAGAATGCTTTCGACGGAAGCCTTTTTGATTCCGGAAGTTCCGCAATCGATTCTAAATATTCCAAAAAGAAATTTGAGTTTTGAAAGTGATGTTCATTCAGACCTAAAAATTGAGTGTGTTTTTCAGTCGCGCACTCGATTCCAATTTTCGGGAACTTCGTATTTGATCCTTTTGTAGAAATACCCTGCTGGTAAAGCGGGTGACCGTGTTCAATGGGAACCGAGATATTTCGTTCTTCGAGTCCGAGAAGCGGAAGACAACTCCTAAAATAATCTACCACCGCGTCTTCGGGAGGTGCGGGATACGTAAAAAGAACAGCCCCTTTGTCGCGTCCGTCTTGGCGTCGCGAGTCTTCTTTGCGGAGTGAAATGTCCATTCGCGAAGTTTAATATTTTTTTAAAAAATCGGAGAATTTTTGATTCCCAAACGAAGTTTAAAAAAGAGGATTTTTTCTTTTCTTAAATCATTTTCTATTCTTTTTAGACAATAGCTCCCTTATTAAATCCTTCGTGTCCATAGCAACCGCACTTTTTAGTTGTTTTGATTTTAACGCGCGCTTTACGTCTTCTTTAACTCCACTGAAAACTTTCTGCGCGGGAATTGCGGGTTGAAAAAAATCCCGACTGAACTGATTGACGACTACAAACTTTACAAAAGATCTTTGAACGTGACCATTTTTGTACACCTGTTCTCTCGCAAAAACGTTTCCTTTCCCAGTCATTCCAGGGTCTTGTCTGTATTTGTACCGATTCCTTGTAACAACATCCCCATGAGCATTCTGTTCTTTATACGATCCCGTTTTTATAAGAACAGAATTGATTTCGTTGTGTTGGGGGGAGACGGGAGTGCCGTTTTCGTTTTTGAAAATCGGAACAACAACATACGGTCCATGTGGACCCATCCGCGCTCGACTTCCGCCAAGAAGTGCAGGACGCATATCATACCGACCGCGTCCTTTTTCGATAACCTTCATGTAATTGTATTTACCTTGATTCGGATGAAAAACTTGATACCCTCCCGGAATTTTTTTGATTAAAATCCCCCCTCCTCCACCGGCACGATTGGACATAGCCATCCTTCCCCACCATGCAGGTTTTGCGGATAAGACGTTATGACTCCACGAACTTCTGGCAGCGACCGCAATTCGGTTTAGAAGCTGTTTTGTTCTTGGAAACTTGCCTTTTTCGTAAAGTGATTCGTAAGAGGACATTTAAAAAAAGGGGCGCTTTTACGCACCCCAAAAGAATTCAGAAACACAATTTCAAATAAACTTAAAGTCTTACCGGAACGTTTGTGAAAACTCTAAACTTTTCAGGTGCTACGTTTTGTAAGACGTGATAGCCTTCCACGATTCCATGGCGACTTCTAAACGATCCGCCCGCGCCGTATGGAAACAAAGTTTTCGTGTATGGAAGCAGCTCCGAAAGAACCAGAGTTCTGGTCGCATCACTGGAAGATTTTGAGTTAAAATCTCCGACGACCATGATTGTCGTTCCGGGTAGATTTTCGTTCAAATCTTGAATAATCGTATTTGCACCAAGGTGATTTCGATTCACTTCGGTCATGTACAAAATCAGATTCGAGTCCGGTGCGGTTTCTCGAAAAATCACGTATCTTGTTTCTGGTACACCACCGGTTTGCGGCGTTATTGTTAATTCCGCCGCGCCTCCGTTTGGAATTGAAACTTGGATTTCATTACACGCGCCTGAGAATTCTCTGAGAGTTCCCGAACAAACGCGGTATTTGTAATTTCCGACGTAACTTCCCGTGAAAAAAGAATTCGGAACGCTTGCGATCGGATCAATTGTTACTGTCGGCGTCGGAGGCGAATCTGTGTCGCTTGTTGCGCCTTCCACTAAGTTCCCTGCGGCGTCGCGTCTCATAGGGACGCCCCACTCGTGGCGGTCCATCCATATATCGTCGTCAAACGCAATCACGTTTCCTTTCGCGTTCGAGTCCGCGATTCCATAGACGATATTTGATAGAGTGGTATTTCCAGGCGATTGGCTGTTGTTCTGTAGTACAACGTTACTTCCCAATCGATCGAAACTTTGATCGTAGAGTGCCTTTGTGGCCGGGTGCATTTTTACATAGTTCACAAGACCAAAGGCTTTTGTTCTGATCTTTGAAGAGTAATATTTGATTTGGTCAATGGGAGGAAGTGATCCTCTACAATCGTAATAATATTCATTTCCAAGAGCTTTGATTTGTGTTTCGAAACCGTCTTGTTCGTTTCGATTTAATTTTTTTCGTCCGAACCAAATTCGTCTCATTTGGTTTTCCATCGCTCTACGCAGTGCCGAGTTTGATTGTATGAGTTCCGGATCTTGTGCGTTTTGAACCGTGTCTACGACTTTGTTAAACGTAAAACCTTCCGCGGTATAGTTTACTTCGTTGTAAAGCCTTTCCATTTGAGCGTCGCGAAAACTCGGCTCATCGGATTGCCCTATATTCGAAACTCGATACCAAGCGCCGCCGTGAGACGTCTGGCGATTGTATTCGGCGAGTGTTTGCGTAATCGTTCTTCTTGGAACTTCTTTAAGAAATTTAAAGTCCTTGTCGGTTGAAACGATCGCCACCTCAACCTTGTCCATAAGTTGCATGGAAAGAGTAGCACCCGAAGAATTATAGTCAACAAACGGCGCGGCTCCGTTATTTGCCGTGTTAGCTTGAAAACTTTTTTGAATTTCTAGAAGTTGATCTAAGGAATACGGTCCAATCATTATTTTTGAACCTCTTTGTAGTCTGAAATAAACTTGGATGCGCGGTCGGTAAGTTGACCTCTTGCTTCTAAAAAGGAAATGTCTTCAATAAAGCAAAGACCCTGCTCAATTCCCTTGATGATGATCTTGGAAAATTTATCCCGGTCCTGGGGAGCGACTTGACCTTGAATTTTAGAATCCAGATTCGATTTTTGAACGTTCGAAGTTACGGGAGTTTTCTCGTTGGCTGGTCGTTTGGAAAGTTCTCCGAGTTCCGATTTCAATTTTTGAAATTCATCTTTAAATTTTGTATTTTCTTCGGATCGATCGAGTAGGTGTTCGATCGCGGCCGCAAGGGTTTCCTGATTGGATTTTAATACCTCTAACGCGTTTTGAACGTTAAAAATAAATGAAATTTGAGCTTTTTCGATCTCTTCGCGTTCATCTTCTTTATCCTTCTTTTTGAATTGTTCTTTTTTCTTTTCCTCTTCTTCGTCTTCATCGGAACCATTTTCCGATTTTTGAATTTCGTCGGAAGTATCGTCGAAATATGCGTCTACAACGTCGGATGCGAAATTCGTCGCAGACTCCTCGTCGACTCCTTGCGCAATCGCCCATTCTTTTATTTTATCCGTATCCGCAGCTATCGAACCAGCATCGAGTAGTGTCGTGGCTTTTGAAGCTAAAGCTTTCAAGTCGGGTTCGTTATCGCCCGACTTCAATACATTGCTTACATTTACGCGTCTTTTAAGTCGCGCTATAGCGTCCTTGAGCATTCGTTTTCCTCGTTCAACTTTAAAAAAATCATATCCGCAAGGTTTTCTAAATCCTGACCTTCAACACAGAACTCGTTTTGAAGAATCGAACGCACCCAAGCGGAACGGATCTCTTCGTCTTTTGTAATTCGATTGGCAATATCGGAGTAAATTAAATCGACGTATCGGTCTTGTGCATCCGGATCGGATTGAAAGATTTTGGAAAAAAAATCAAGACGCCTTTCGATTCGAGAGAGTCGATCTTCATCAAAGACGACTTGAGGAGTTGTGGGCAGGATTTCACTCTTTTCAAGATCCTTTAGAAATACCGCACCCTTTAGAAGTTGAACGGCAGTATCCGGATTGATTACTTCCTGGAGTGGCGCAATCGCGCATTTTTTTAGTAAAATCTTACGGATTGTTTTCGCGGAATAATCTTGAGGTCTTGCAAATCCTGAAACGGACGCACCCCAACCGTTGAAACCAGCTTGAAGTCCTTTGCGAATTTCTTCCGCGAACTTGTTCCCTGGAAAAAGACTTCCTTGGATGTATAGCCCGTCTTCTTTGATTCCAAGACTTGAGGGAAAATCATCTTTCAATCCGATCCGGTTTGGCGATCCTATGATCGCTTCTGTTTTTGCTTTTTGAAGTTCTACCAGTTTTGAACCCGTAAGGGTTCCGCTTGTTTTTAACTCCCTGATTTCTTTGTCAATATGGTCGGTAAGATGATTGTAATCAAAATAACCTTGTTGCAGAAACGCGTCACGCATTCCGCGGTCTTCATACGCGGATTTGAGAATGATTTCTCCTTGCCGGTCTTCTTTTTCCGAAGACGCTTTAACAAGAATTTTGATCGCACCGGAACGTTCTTCCGGCGAGGCCTTAAGGATATGAAATGGGTGTAAAAAAACGGTATCCGTCATAAAAGACGGAATACAATGCAAATCGTTATCGGATTTTTAGTTTTTAGAGATTACCTTTTGATAAAGTTCTTAATTGCGAAATCGCCTCTTAGAAATCTGAAAAGGTGTATAAAGTAATTTCTTTCTAAAACAGTAAATGAATATAGATCGAGGCCCAAAAGTGGGCTTATTACCTTGGGAACAATTCCTTGAATTCCGTAAACGGTAAGCCCGAACCTATCGAACCTCCCTTTCATCAATATTCCCATATAAAATAGATTGTACAACTTTCCTTCTTCAATGCGAAAGTTTGCTATAATGTTGTATCGGGATTTTATCATGATAATTTTAAGATTCTGAATATACGAAAACTATACTAAGACGGCCCCTAGTGGAACTCCCCGGATTCCAATACGCCTTGCCTTGTGTTTGAGATTTTATCAAGTCGGGCGAAATATTTTCATATACCCCAACCTCTTTTAAATCAATACAATTCTCATCTAAATAACACTTAGGATCAGAGTTATTTCCAATTGATAGAGTAGAATTTCCGTCAAAAACACTTTCTACTCGTATCAAATTTAGGAATACGATAGAATTGATAGGCAGGTTTTCCCCTAAATTGTATGCTCCTAAAGGACTTGAAAAATCAAGTTCGATCCGCGAAACATTCAATTTTTTAATTGGATTGGAAGATTGTATTTCGTCGTTCGAAAAAGGTCCAAGAAAGGAAGGCACGTTTAATCCTTTTCTATCGTTACAATTCTTGTATTGACTCCGGTTTGGCGAAAGGATTCCGATCCCTTAAATGAATCTTGTGGTAGCTCTTCGGCTTCTCCTCCGAGTTCATCGAGCCAATTTCTAAAATTTTTTGATTTGTTATCGGACCTGAAAAATGGTCCTTCGGACATGATTGATATAAGTTTTCCGCCGGGTTTCAACAGGCTATACGCGTGTCGTACATGGTCAATATCGGCCCCACGTTCGAATGGAGGATTCATAATGATTCGATCATATTGTTTCCCTGTATAATCTAAGAAATCATTTCCGACAACCTTATGACCTTTTTCTTTAAGAATTTCTCTCAGATCGTAATTTAGTTCTATTGTATCCGGTTCCGATTGTTTTTTTCGAATTAAATCCGACAGGTCACCTTTCCCGGCCGAGGGTTCTAAGATGTCCATGCCCGCTTGGATGTCTGCTTCCTCTAGCATACGTTCACCAAGCGTTTTCGGAGTTGGAAAAAAACCGGGAATTTGTCGACCCACCAGCTCCGTTTCCATTTTTTTAATTTTGATTTCTTTTTCGGAAGGCGCACCGGTATATGCGTATTCTTTGATTAATTTCGTTATATGTTCGGTTGCAGAGTCAACTTCTTGAGTCGTCTTAAATCCTAATTTCAAAAGACGAAGATTTTCCGTATTGCCCGTATCATATATTTTTTTATTCTTTAAGAAAAGTTCGTATGACTTTCCTTCAATAGTTACAACTTGTTTTGAATTCGAATTCGCCGGTTTTGCATATAGATTGTTCTCAATTTTATACACAAGGTCTTTAATCTTAAAAATTCTTTCGATTTCTTTAACATCGTTTGATTTGGTTGCTGATTCTCGAGTAGGATGGTCTTTATGAAATTTGAGTGCAGCGTTATAGTCTTTTTTAGAGATAAGGCCTAACTTTTGTGCCCAATGTATGTTATGACCATACACACCATTAGACACATTGAGTTTTATATTCTCTTTCTTATCAAAAAAGGTATTATAATTAAATCCCCGTAATTCAACGTCTATATTTTGAGGTCGAGTATTCTTTCGTCCTGATACTTCAAGATAATTATTGTATCTAACAATTTTACAAAGCGTCTCTACATCAGCTTTCGACCGAATGTTTTTCAAACTTTCTGGTAGTATCGCTTCCTCTATCTCGTGCGAGATCCCTTTTAACGCCGCTTGCACCTCTCTTAAATTCTTGGCATCTTCCCTCATTGAAGAGGCAATATTTGACCTTCGATTTGTAACATTCTGTCGCGATATTCCCGGACTCTCTTTATTCTCAATCTGTGAGGTCATACCGTCGGCTAAATTTCGAAACTTCGTCGCAATTACTGTACGCGCAATTGGATTTGAATCCTCAAATTTTTTGGCTTCAATTTTCGAATTGTACGTTAAAAGCGAATTTGAAATATAATTACGAAGAACCTTTATTACGAGAAAAGGTTCTTTAACTGGGATTTTAGAGAGAGTGTCGCTGATTTGCGAAGTAATGAGTGGAGGAATCAAATTTTTGGAAAGTGATTCTCTGATTCGGTCAAGATACTCCGAGTCCTTAATCTCTAACGGAATCTCATCGAACTCCTTTACGATTTTTGCGAGTGAATTCGATTGTATTTCAATTTTCGGAGTATTTTCAACTTTATGTTCGCCGGCCGCGTTCTGGTTTCCGCGCATTGCTTCAGACCGAGATCGTTTTGTTTCTTTTACTGCCTCCGATACTATGGAGCGAGTAACTTGATTAACTATCTCGGAATTTAACGAAACGTATTTGTAGGAAAGATTTAATAGTTCATTTATTTTTTCTGATTTTCTCGAAAGTTCGTAAAATTCATTTCCGAGATTATGGTCTCCATTCTTTTCAAGAGTTCTTTTGACTTCGTTTCTAAATTCTTCGATATTTGAAATTTTATTCGGTTGAAAAACTGGCTTAATCTTTTTCGGCCCTTTGCTTGAAGGGCTTGAGGCAGGGCTGCGATTTGTTTTTATCGATTCCGAATCAAAAAGTAATGGCTGGTTATCGGTTGCTGATAATTTTAAGGTGCGATTTGGCTTTTGTTTTTTCGGAGAAATTAAAAATCCAGATTTTGGAAAAATATAGTTTCGAATTTGTTTCCAGGGAGATTTCCCTGTATAAGACATTTTCTTCCAGACAGTTCCATCGTCATGATGAGAAGTATGGCCAACAAGAAACCTATGACCTTTCAAGATATGAAGTGTAAGCCTTACCGATTCTTTGACAGGAGACATCGGTAAGAATTTGGCCGGATTTTGTATATCGGGTGATAAGAAAAAATGAACTTTCTGAGAATTTAAATCGGTGGAATTATAGTTCCTATGTTAGAAGAGGGGTATGACATATTGACGAATGACTTTTCTTCATTAAGTCGAAACGAAAATAATAATATTCAAAGATTAGACATTTTAATTTTAGGCTGTGATTGGCTGTCTTAAATTAAGAAAATTCGGAGAAACTTGAACGGATTTTTACCCGAACGCAATCTTTATAGTTATAAATCGGATCTATATTTTAAGGTTCCTTCTATAGGATTGTTCCCTTGATTCTATTTTTCAATTTTTCGAATAAGTCATTTTCATCCTCCCATACGATATGGTTGTACTGTCTCGTATCGAAATGAACTTTCTCAATTTCGTCCACTTTACAACTCCAAATAACCGGAATCCCTAAACCCATAGCGTAACCGGCTTCGAAATATACCCCATTTCTCTGCCCCGTCACGTCGGCGATTAGGAAGTGGCTACGTTTAATCTCATAAAGGATTTCACCGGATATTTCTTTGTTATGTTCTTTATTACTGATTTTGAATCCAATAAAATCATACTCGCTACACGCTTTTTGAATTTCTTCAAAAGCGGCATCCATTTTCGGATCGAACCACATGGCTACAAAGACTTGTTTCGAGTTTTTTGGTTTTTCGCTCTCTTCAATTTCTATCCAACCTTTTTCTTCGATTAAAACTCCACTTCCAGTATATACATGATTTCCTGTACCCAATTTAAATCCGTGATCGATAAGATTTTTGTTTTTTAAAACATTTAAAATGTAGACCAGCTCTGATTCATCTTTTGCGAAAAAATCGTAGCATTCCCCTAATTCGGATATAGGTTTTCCGTATCCAGAATTCATTCGATATAGGTTCAATAACGAACGTTGCAGTATTTCTGAAATGTTTTTTGGAAAATGGTTGAGTATTTCTTCAAAAATTACACATTCATATTTTGGATATTTAATAAAAGAGCTTTTTTCTCTATCTAAACATATCAATATATTCTTACCTTTTAAGCGGATCTCTCTCAACACTGAAAGATACTTGTAATGCAGTTCAGTCGGCAATGATTCTATCTTGTCTCTCACTTTTTCAGTTAGCAACAATTCACCAAAATCATTATGCTTTAGTTTAAAAAGCGATTGATTTTCATAGGAAATTCCGACTTGTGGTTCCCACTCAATGCCAAGTGGGTTACTATTTACTGTAAATATCATATATTTTTATATTTTAATCTACTAAAATTATATCAAACGAAAATTGTTGGGTTCTGCCCTACTCCTCCACGTAACTCGAAGCCGAAGGACCCCACTTGAAAGACACTTGCGTATTTGCTTTTAATTGCCCTTCGCTGAATTCGTCCACAACGTCCGTAATATACCCGAAGGTCGAAATCTCATCTTCGGGAAATGGATACTCTTTTCTTGGAGTCGTCGTTAGCTGAAACGGCATACCGGGTCGGATCGGAATAAACGGAAGATCAAAAGATCCGTTTGCAATTTTTAATTTTTCCAAATTGCAAAAAATGGAAAATAGCATATCTCTGATTCTTGAAAGTTCACCCTTGTAATTTTCTTTTTTCCCGGAACTTAAATTCTCTTCTTTGAATACAAGACCGGGGATCTTTACATGCAAAAGCCGCGGGCCGAAAATCGATCTGATTTTGTCCTCGTATTTCGGTTCGGAAAGCACAGTCCCGAAAGTTTGAAATGTGTTTTGGATAACATGGACGCCTGAAACAACCCCTTCTTCTGATTCTTCAATTTTGAAATTTTTTAGATCGTCTAAAAGAAACACATAACCCTGATCGATACCGGCGGATCTTAGATCCCGATATTTACCGTCTTTCGAAAAAAAATAAAACGGAGTAGGACGAAAGACAACTTTGGATTCGTATCTGCCGACTTCGTATTCTTCAATCTTGCTTGATCCGATTTCACCGAAGGAAACGCCTTTTCCGAAGTGATCTTCAATTTCAAAAGATTCTAACGGATCGACAAATAGTTCATAGAGCGGTTCACAGAGATAGGAACGAAGAATTTCCCAAAAATTCACATACTGACCGATTGAAAATGAACTAAGAACTTGGGATTCATAAACGAAGTGTTCCGTGTATGCTTTTTTGGGAGGAAGAAAAGTGAGAAGCGCATCCGGATCTTTTTGATCCGTCGAACAAAGAATCTTTTTGTCCGAATACCGCGGAACATTCAAAAGTTTACAAAAGAACTCATCCCAAAAGTTTTTTAGAAGGTCGGAAAGTTGGCCTTGTAAAAATACTTTGGCGGCGCTTGTGATTACGCCTGCATAAGATTCTTGGGTTCTCGTTTGCGGTTCTCCTTCGGTTCTTTGAAAATCTAAAAATAGATCCGTATCGGAAAGAACAGTTTCCATCGGTGAAATACTAACAGAAACAAAACTTTTTCCTTCGGGTGAATACTCGCGGTTTGCGGTTTTCACTTTTCCCGCGTTTAGTTTTTTGAAACGCACTTCTTTTGAACCATTGGATGAGTTGTCATAATATAAGAAAACGATACTTCTTACCCGAAAAATATCCTTGAACCGCTTTGATTCTCCGTCTTTTATTTCAGATAACGGAAGCGGATCCGCTTCGCCTTTTTGAACTAAATACTCTTCTTGATAGGGAATCGAAAGAGAAATTCCGCCGCGACCGGCAGATAAAGACCTGTGTGACCGGATATGAGTAACGTATTCGATGGGAAAAAATATTCCTCGCGATGAGCCGGGAAGCCTGACTTCAATCCCAAGGCGTTTCGGAGGAATTGAAATATCGGTTCGTTTCGAGATAGAAAGAGTTTCGTCTGCGGATTGAATACTCGGCACAAGAGCGAATATATACGAAATCCGTTATATCGGCGGACCCGATTTAGCCGGTGCGAGTGGGCCTGGGCTATACGTATGACCATGTGAGTTAAACTCCTTACCGGATGATACGATTCCTTCGCCGGATTCAATTTTGCCTGTGGCTTTGATTTTACCTGTTTGATCGGTATCGCCTTGGATTTTTAGATTTCCCTCGATTTCAACGTCAGATTCAATTTTTAGTTTCGAAAGAGTGAATTTTCCTTCTCCCGTTTGGAAGTTCAGTTCAAAGACGACGCTTTGTGACGAGTCATACACTTCAATTTTGTTTGTCGTTTGCCTGACCGCATATCCGGATTCGTGAAAATCAATTACGTCCGTCTCCGGATTTAGAAACGAAAACTTTTCCCAAAACCGCGCAAGGTTTGAAAGATCAGTATCTTTTGTCGGGAATGGAAAGACTTGCGTTACAATCGGGCTTCTGTAGGAACCTGACAAAAACTCAACTAAAACGAGTTGGTCTTTTTTGATTCCGAAGGCGCGTCCGTGCGCGTTCCCGGAAAGGAAAAGGGCCGGACCTAAAGTTCGAACGTTTTTAAAAATCTCTCCAAAGGTCGTTATCAAATTCACTCGAAAACGGGGAAGAACTTCTGTAACGCGTGCGATTACAGGAGGTGCAATTCTTGAATCCGGGGACTGCGGTCTTTCCTGCCATTCGAAGGAGTCGTTTGAAAAATTTCTCATACAGACAAAACCACGCTACCGCCGGAAATCGATTCGATTCGGAATTGAAACAACAGATTGTCTCCGTCTTGGATTACATTTAAAAAACTCGCGGAACGTATTCGCGGATCGGACCGAAATTGATTTAAGAATTCTTGAATGTATTTCTTTTGAATGATCTCGTCGGTCATGATTCCTAAAGGAATCGGATTTCCGAGATTCAACTCTTGAAAAAGCGAGCCTTTAGGAATATCAATCAGGTCGAGCTTTTCGTTTATGAGTGTTTCGTCTCCTTCGGTGATTGCCAAGTCTCCGGTTGGAGAAACTTCAATCCCTCGGTTTGCGTTCAAACGAATATCACAACCAAGTAGTACAATTTCTAAGTCTCTCGGACTTGGGTCTTCAGGTAAGGTCGTAAAAACGTTTGTATGGGTTCCGAATGGAATTCGGATTGCACGCTTTAAAGGAAGAGAACTGTCCCTTACGTTATTGAATTTTGCAAGAGCCTGCCCAAGTTTTAAATCCCCTAAAAATTGACCCGCGATATTTTCCCAAGTCGCACCTGGTCCGGGAACAAGAATCGAAAATTCATTGTCGCTCGATGCGACGTTAAGCGCCGCTTTTGTTTCTATTAAAATTTCGTTTGCGGTGAATGCGAGTTTGTAAACGTCGTTGTCGATCCAAACGCTTAAATCCGCATTTGGTTGTAAACTCATTGCTTCAATAGAACCGGAATCATCGACTGCAATCAAAACTTGCGAGATTAAAGAAATGAGTGCTTGGCACTCGGTTACGGAGCTGTCAAGATTCTGCCTAAACTCCGCTTCGACCGACCGCGCCTTTTTATTAGCCTGATCGATCTTTTCAGAAATCTCTTCCGCGTGAAAACCTCTTCTTTTTTGTCCGAGTCCTAAATCTTCTTTAGCGCTCTCAAACGTTTTACGAGCAAGTTTACCTTGTGCGTTAAACTGACTCTCCATTCTCTCCCAAGAGGTAGAAAGACGTTTCACTCCCGAAGAAAATACTTTCAGTCCCGAGGCGACGCCTAATAGAGATCCTGAAAGTTGAAGAGGAAGGTTTACTAAATTTTCAAGTTCGTTTACAAGACCGGATATGGTTCGAAAGGGATTAAAACCGGATCTTACGAGCTGACCCGTGATTCTAGATTCCAGTTCTTTTACAACAGTCAGGTTCAGAGAATATTTGTATGTGTTCGTATCCGCAACAGAGCGAGAAATTGTAAATCCGTTTGCAGGAATCACAACCTCAACCGTGCGGCCACGGTCATAGTCGCGGAAAACAAACGCGTGTGTTTTCCAAGTGAGACGTTTTTCAGAAAAAAGTTTTATGATCTCAGACGCCTGCGGGTCCGTGGATCCGTACTCAACTTTTTCAAGACTTCTTGCAAAGTGCAAAAGATACATGAAGTCTTGGAACTCCCCCAACCCTGATCGGAAATCACCACCCGCAAGACTTAAATAACCGCTTCGAACCTTGTCATAGTAGCTTGAGACTTTGTTCTTTAAAATCGCTTTTCCGGCGGAAAAAGCGGATTGAACAAATCCGGAACCGCTATCTCCGGGAATCGCGGATTTTGGTTTCTGCGGTAGCCCAAGATGGTAAATATGAAACTCACCTTCGAGTTTGATTTCGTGATTGTCCGGTCCGTAATCGATTACGACAACCCCGCCGAACGTTTTTTCGATGTTGGTTCTGTTTTTAAAATTCTCCGTATAGGAGACTGGACCGTTTACAAAGAAATACTCGTTTGAGTTAAGACTTGTATGAGAATAGGTTCCGTTCTTTGCCTTTTCATAGAATGCAAAAGAGAATACGTTTTGAGCTTCGTATGTTGGGGAAAGACTTCCCGAAAACGCGTTACTCGTTACCGAATTAAATCCTGACTTTGCGACATCTAAAACACCCACGAAAGGGAATTTAAAGCAATCAGTCCAAATCGGAATTTTTTTCCGATTCTTTCTTTTACTCTATTGTCGCGGTAAGTGGCCGCTCCCTACGTTCCAAAAACATTTCTCGAATACGTTCTTGCGATTCAAAATTACCTCTTAGCTTCGGGTTCAAGACTTTCAAACTTCAATCCGGGATCACGGATTTCCACTTGGATTTCTGCAATCGCTTCTGTACTTGCGGAAGGAGATTTAAGAACCAAAAACGGTTTTGATTACACCGTCCTCGAAGGAATGTACCGCGTTCTTGGATATTCAAGACTTCCCGGACTAAAATCGGTTGGGATTGTTCGAATCGAACATTCCGGTCATACGCAGGTAGTAGAGATTGGAGTGTTTACACTCGATCTTTTCGGGCTTAGTTTTGGATCGGTTGCACCCGTTACGATTGCAGTCGGAGACACTTACGCAGAAATCGAACTCCGCGCAAAAGAACCCGGATCGGATTACAACATTCGAAGGCTTTCGATTAACACAAGCGAAGGTCTAGGAACCGTAAGCGTTGAACTTCCTCCAAATACAAGGATTTGGAACCCGACGGATTTCGCCGGAGGAACAAACAAAGAATCCGAAGAAAGTAGGCTCAAACGTTTCAGGAATTTTATTATCTCACTCGGGCGCTCGACTCCCCTCGGAATCTATACCGCTGCGATTTCCATTCCGGGGATTGCGGGTGTGCAGCTCACAACGAATAAAAATCCGGTCTCTGGAGAAACTGAATTCGGTTGGATCAATCTTTATGTTTCCGACGGAACCTCAAACCCTCCGCAGACCCTTTTAGACCTCGTTCAAAAAACAATCGAAGGGGATCTAGAAGATCCGGAAAATTATCCGGCCTACGCCGCCGCAGGAACCCAAGTCTGCGTTTTTAAAATCCCCGTAATCGGGATCAGCGTTCGTTTTGAACTCGATATATTTAAAAACTCGCAACTTTCTCAAGAAAATGCGCTCATCATAGCGACTAATGCACTCACGTCTTACATCAACACGTTGGCAGTTGGCTTTGATGTTTTACTCAAACAGATTGAGGCAACGATTCTAAAATCTCATCCGGATTTTTACCGGGTTCGAGTCCTTGAGTTTTTTGGAAAACAGGCAAATGATCCAGTCCCCTCCCCTCTTCCAACACTTGCAGACATATCCGTTCCCTCGACTCACCTTCCGAGAACCGGCGGTACGTCGGGAGGTTTGATTTCCGGAAGTGCAACAAAAGTGGATCCGGCATGACAGACAACAAATTACTCGCGAGACTTCCTCAGTTCAACGAAACCGATCCTGTTTTCAAAGAACTCTTCGCAGACAAAGAAAGACACGAACTTTCTCCTCTAACCAATATCAATGATATAAACGTCGGTGCTACATACAACTCGGTTGAGTGGCATTTGCGGTATCAAGAACTTGCGGTCAAGTGTTCGATTCTTACCGATGCGGAAGGTCATTTTTTAAGTAAGTGGGCGGAGTTCCTCGGAATCGAACGCCCTGTCGGGATGAATGATCCCGAGTTTGTCGGGTACATCCTTGGTTATGTTCTTTCAAACGAACCTACTATCACAAAGATTGCACAACTTTTTCCGCGCCCGACCTTTGCGGTTCTTCGTCCCGACGAGCTTGGTTTTGCAAGTGACGTCTCGGCAACGGACCTTAGTCTCACTCTTCCAGGACCTGGAACAAAAGCTGTCTCTTCAATCATTACCCCCGATCGTTTGGTCAGCTATATCATATCAAACGATCTCTCGAATTTCACCGACCTTTTACTCACCGAACTAAACCGAATTCTTGCGGCGGGTACAGCCGTATACATTGGAGAAAGCTAAACATGTCTGAGGCTCAAGTAACTATCACAAATAACGAAGTCAAAATTTACTATCAAAACCAATTTCAAAAAATTACTGCACAGGATATTAACAGAATGTCGGGTGCGGAAACTGAAAACTCGATTGTTCCGGTTCTTTTGTCTGCGATTCTTGCAACGATCGGTCAGGACTCTGAAACCGCGATTGGTTTTGAAATAACATTCGTAAATTCGAATACAATCCGGGTTAGTTCAGGGATTATCATTCGAACCGACTCTGTGTATATCGTACCGGAGCTTTTACTTTCGCCGAGTTCCGGTTCCCTCGAAGGAATCTTCGAAATTGAACTCACGTCCTCTCTCACTGACCAGAAAGCGGTTCCGCTTTTTAACACTCAAACGGAAAGATTCACTCCACAAGCGCGCCCGACAAGGAAAACTTTCTCCTCGCAAGTGTTCGAGCAGTGGTCGGCTGTTTCTGGAACTCCACCCGTATCAAATAACAGAATCGGTCTTTTGTCATATCGAAAGAATTCGGTCGGCGGTCCTGTCACCACTCTTTCCCGACTTCTTCCCGTATATGATCCGAAACTTATCGGAATCGATGTGGATCTTGATCCCGGTATCGGGGAAAATGATTCACTCGCCGAAGCCATCAACTGGATTTACAATCACTTCGAAAACAAAGACTTTCTAAAAACAACACCCTCGCCCGGATACGACAACGCAAACTTTCGAATACGAACACAAGGAAACCTAGCCTTTTGGAGTAAGAACGAAGGAGGTAATTGGCTCCCTTTCGCATAACCCCGCCCGTGGGTCCAAGTTCACCCGTTCCTGGAGCGGGCGGTCATTGGGCGGGGAATATAAGCTCAAACCGGTATGACGTGTATCCGTTTGGATCATATACGATCGGAGATTTTTGGCACGTTGTGGATGCTCATATCGATTACGGATCTACGGTTACGGACTGCAATACGTGCGGAGGACAAGACTCCTGTCACCAAGTAGGGCCTTGGTTTGACTGCCTTTCCTGCCCCGGAGGGTATTCGCGTTCGGTCAGCATCGGGCTTTGCTGGGTCGGTGGAAGCCTTTTTGTGCCTTGCTGTACTGTGACTTGTTGCATCAACTCATGCAATACTTGTAATATTCCGAATTGGTATACGAGATACCGCGTTTTTAAATACGAATTTTTACAGTGGAAACCCGTTCAAACCTATCAGGTCGCCGGACGGTATTGGAGTTAAGATTCTGCAAAATGAAACAAAGAAAACGGAATATTATAACAAACGGCTCTCCCTTTGTCTTTCCTGTTCGCTCCTCCTAAAAACCTTTCTCTCCGAAAGATGTTCTTCTTGCGGCTGTTTCGTGCGGCTCAAAACAAAACTAAAATCAGAGTCTTGTCCGATAGGGATCTGGGGGAAAGAATAACGGTATGGGATGTTGTGACGGAGGTAAAAACACATTGAACCAGGATTTAATTTTACAGCAGATCGGACAACTCAGCCAGATCGGAAAGAACAAAGGGAAAAGCGACGAAGAAGCGGGAAAGGATGCGTTTCGGTTTGTGAAAAGTCTTCTTGTTAAAGCCGGGGAAATTTCAAAGAATTTTCCTTCCATAAACAAGGAGTTGATTTTTCATCAAATGGCTTCTCAAGCATTTTCTCAATATCACACAAACGACAACCAAGATGAGATTTTAGATACGGTAACAAAATCCGTTTCCACTTTTGCGGAAATGAGTAAAAAACTTTCCGAGGAATTCGCCGTATGACCTCAATGATTTTGAAACTCATCCATCCGTTCCGGTTTCTACGATCGGGTCTTTTTACTTCCATTTCTCTTTGGTCGTACAAAAGAACAAAATTCATTTTTCGAAACTACTGGTCTTTGATTTTTGAGGAGATTCCCGTTTTTTCTTTCAACGTTGTAAAGCGCAGTAACCAAAAACCCTTTAGCAGTTTTCGAATCGCCCTTCTTGGTTTTGAGTTGGTGGTTCTTTTTTACAAGAAGTAAAATACTTGCGGTCAGGGGTTATCCCCTTGGCCGAATTGTAAAAATTTTTCATAGTCTCCGAGTAGATCCTCTTTTACGATAAATTCTAAAAGTCTGTCCCGATCGATGTAGATTCTGTCAATACTTTGCAGGATTTCATCAAAGACCCGATGGCTTAGTTTTTGAAAATAGAGACCTTCGGTTAAAAGTGCGCGGATTCTTAAAACTTCCGGATGATGCCTAAAGGGTACGTTCAAAGTTTTTCTCCTGCTGGTAGAACTTACCCCGCTTTGAAGTATCGGAAACGTTTTAGGTTATGTGACGGTTTCAGACTTTAATACGTTAGAAAGTTCGATTGCTTCCTCTATGTCTGCGAGAAACGACCTCGCAAAAAGCATAGGAATACTCGAATCATCCTCAATTTCTTTCAGTTTGGATTGAATCGAGTTTTTGATTAAAGTCAGGTCTTGGATTATTACGCCTAGTTTCCCAAGAATCGCGACTGAATTCACTCCTTTGTCTGAAGTAAGCGCAAGCGCAGCGGCGAGTTCTTTCGCAACATCCGGAGACAAAGACGTGATGTTGTCACCCAAAACGCGGTTGTAGGTCTTCATAAGATTCTCGACCATAACCTCAAGCATTTTCTTATTCGCACTTGCCTTCTCTTTCGATCCGATCGTTCTTAACGCTTCTTTTTGTACGTTCGATGCCACGGAATCAAAGTCGAAATTCTCAAATTCTCCGGATTGCAGCTCTTTGATATAGTTTTGAAGGACACTTGGTCCACGGCTTCCGTATTTGGAACGGTTTTCTTGATACCACCGAAACGCTTTTAATTGCATCGTAGAATTCGGTTTGTCGTTTGCGTCTTTACAAAATGTTCCGATGACTTCCGCAATTCCTAAAGGAAGTGATCTGTCTTTTTTCTCGATCAGACGAAATAGTTCGGGACAAAGATTTGTAAGTGAAAGTCGTCTTTGAATCTCGCCGGGTTTTTTTCCTAACTCTTCTGAAATTCTTTTTTCGTCCCACCCGTCTTCTATCATCTTCGCATACGCTTTGGATTCGTCGGTTGGATTTACTTGTCTTCTTTGGTTTTCAGAAAGTTGCGCGGCCAGTCTTTTGTTATTACTCGCAAACTCTTTTACAACTATGGGAATCTCTATATTCTGGTTTAGCTTTCCTTCCTCGATTAATTCTTTTACCGCTTCGTAGCGGTGGTGTCCTGCGACAACCGTCCACTGATCGTCTTTGAAATCCACACACATAGGAAAACCAGGATCGTATCCGTTTTTTTCGATCAGGACTTTTAAGGAATCGATCTGGTTTCGATCATAGTCTTTTTTCGCGGTGTATTGCTCGATGACCCGGATCTTTGGAAAGGGAAGACTTGTCGGATTTGTATGTCCTTTTTTCGGGCGTTCTATCTTTTTCTTTCTCGGTTTTCTTTCTTTTTTTGGAGGATTTTGGTTCGGTTCATTTTTTGGTTTTTTTACGACCTTCCAGCCGTTGCTTGTTTTCTCGTGAAAAAGCCCGTCGTCCCAAAGATTCGTTGTTCCAATTTGAGCCGCCGGACGGCCTCGGCCCGCTTTTTTTAATGAGAGCAGTTCTCTATTGGATTTTTCTACCGCCTTTCGTATCTCATTATTCTCTCCTTCGTTATGAAAAGATAAAGAAGTTTGAAACGGATTGGACTTTTGAATCTCTAAAAATTTTTGTCCGGACACTTTGTTTTCAAGAAACCCGGGAAGGGAGGTAAGAGATTTCTTTACATCCAATAGACGGGATTTTAGAAATTCTAATTTAGGATTTTTTAATTCTCCCTTTTTGTTTTCGATCAAAATCGGGATTCTTTGGACTTTTTGGCGACTTTTTTTGTAATTCCCTGCGCGGATCGGGGAGGGTGTGGGGTTAGATTTTAAAATGTTTAAAAACGGACCCGAAGAGACAGACTTGTCTGTCTGTATTTTTTCCTCTTCGTTTTCGTTTTGGAATTCGGTTCGTTCGAAAAGGAAGTCTGATAAAAACTTTGCGCCGAGTGCTTTAAACTCTTTTGCGAGTTTCTTTCCTGCTTCTGAGGTAAGTTCTTTGGATGAATTTTTTAAAACGCGGAGAAAACACTTTCTGGAAAGGGAATTCAGCTCAACCTCTTTCCATTCTTCTCCCTCTTCGTCCATCGCCCAATCTTGCCAATCTGCGTTTTCCTTTGACATAGCAAGGTGAACTTTATCTAAGATTATTTCCGCAAGTTCCGGGTTAATTTCTTCTTTCTCTAGTACCTCCAAGGGAAAAGAAAACCCAGACCCGTTATACCGCTTCGCCCGGTGTTATAATTTCGATTTTTGTTTCGTTTTTAAGTTCATAGATTGCGCTTACAAGTGCGCTTCTTTGATCTCTGTCGAGTGATCTTACAAACCCCTTAAAATCCCCTGTCTGAAATAAAGATCCCCAAGGCATAATAACAATCGCCGGGTTTATTTTGTAAAGAAGCCGAAACGGTCCGACGAAAAGATCCTCAATCCGTTTTACAAAGGTCGGGACGTCTTTCACTGTTGCAGGATCATAGTGCAATGTCATAATTTGACCCGGAATTTCCGACTTAAATTGAATTTTGTGGATCCACGACTTAACTGCGATTTTATTCATTCCATAGAGATACAGAGGAAAGATTAAAGAAAGCCTCAGTCTGTGTTTCAATTCCGCGAGATAGTAAGTAAGAATCTTGTGAATTTGCGTTCTCTCAAAGGTTTGTTTGAACCTTTTCATTTTTTCTTTTAAATTGAACTTCATGTAAATTTTTTATTCTCCTGGAATCCCCCGCGTGTTTAAATTCGAGATCGGTTTCATTTTGAATAGCTTTGGCTTGTCCCGGTCTTCTCCAGAGCCGCCTTCGATGAAACCTGAAATTCGAAACGTCGGGTGATAGTCATAAATGAGAGAATAACCGTTTCGCGGCTTATCGGAAATCCATTTGATTTTGGAATCTCCGAACAATATATAGTCTTCGTTTTTTTTGTGAGTAACAAGCCCTTGTTTGCCTTTCGAAAATATCCGGTCAATACTTGCAATCGGCGAATAGGAAAGAATGTCCGTTGATCCCGTTTGAAACTGGATATACTCGGAATGTCTTAAGGTCGAGACTAAAAGCGTGACAAGGTCTCCTTCCCCGAGACGGTAACCTCCTCCTATGACTGCCAAAAGTTCGCCGTCTTGAAACGTGATTTGGGATCTGTCAAAAATCTTACGCGCATCGGCATCCACTCGATACGTTTTGTAAGCAATTTTTACCGGATGCTGAAATTTTAGTTTTAGTCTGTAAAAGCCGCTTACTCTTTTCGGAAATACAACACTGTTAAACGTGAATCCTGAGAACTCCACTTCTTCGGGTTCGCCTTCTTCGGGAATAAAGAAAACTTCTTCAACGCCGACGATCGCACCGAGTGGAAGTTTTGGAAAAAGAATGTATTCGTTTTTACCTTCGGCATCGACTGTGATAGTCTCTTCCATCTTCACTTTGTATTTGAGTAGGACGCTATTCCAATATTTGAGATCTTCTGCAACTTCGAAGAACTCTTCGTGGATTCGTTTAATCGACAAGGGTTTAAACGTTTCTCTTGAGATAAGAGTCGCGGATGAGATTTCGGAAATCGGAGCAAAACGTGTAAAGACCTTTTTTCCTTCCACCCTGTAAGCCATTTCTTCCGAGATTTCCAATTCTTCTTGGAATGTCCTTACCAAGCCTTCAAAACAAAATTTGCAATCGGAGATTCTTTCCTCTTGCGGACACGGACAGGGCGTAAGCCTGTACCAAAGCGCAGACTCACCCCGTCTATCAATCATCTCCTCGTTTGTTAAAGGAGTAAGAACGTTCGGTTTTGTTGTGATCGAAAAAGGGGTCATACCCCCAAGGCCCGATTTTCGCAATGTATTAGAGTCTTTGAATGTGTGTGGCTTGCGTTACGAACTCGGATCGTTTTTTGTCGTAACCGCGACGCAGTTCAAAAGAGACTGTCATTCCCGCCTTTATGTGTTCGTCCTTTATCTCAGAATACTTTGCATTGAAAAAGTAATCTCTTCCGTTCGAGTCCGAGGTGATAAATCCGAAACCTCCTCGATTTTCTGTTCTGTTCCAAGGTACATATTTTTTGATTGTTCCTATAAAGTAATCTTCTGTAGTGTCTTGCATTTCCAACTGATGTAATTTGCGAGCCAAGTCCCCGAATCTTCGGGTTCGTGACTACACATGGGTTCCTCCCAGACCCCAATTGAAAATAACTCAGTTTTTGTTATCGGGCCGTATTTTCTTTCGAGCCTGATTCGTTCTTCGTTTGCTTCTTCATTTTGGCGGTACTGTTCATCGGTGACGAGTCTTCGTTTTGCGTCCCGAACTCTTCCCTCTCGAAAGATTTCTGAAATCTCATCATCTGGTTCTTCTTCTCTTTCTTCTTCAAACTCTTCGTATTCGTGCGAACAGTTGGGATGAACCGGACAGCAAAGCCAAAATTCGGAAGTCTTTCGGTCAGCGTTGCTTTTTCCCGGCCACACCGCTGTTGTGGTAACCGGATCACCGCTAAACTGATCCTCTCCGAGAAAGGAGAGCCCAAGACTCTCCATATACTTTTTGTCGTGTAAATGACCCAAAGAAGGAAAAACGCGCGCGATTTGGCCTAAGAATTCTTGGCACGTCTCACAACTAACCGGCTTGTGATTTTCTTCGTGCAAAGAATTAGTAACTTCCGCCGGAGAAACGAACATACGTAACACCGGGTCTTTCATTTGCGAGACAGAGAAGTTTTCCGTTGTTAACGTTTATCTGAACCTCGGTATATGCAAAACGAGTCATATCGCGGTTTAAATGATCCGTTACGAGTTTCTCGTAACGTTTTTCCCGGCGGCGTCTCAAAGAATCTGGAATTCCTTCTTCAAATAATCCAAGTGCTTCTCTCAATTCATCATCGTCCGGCGAAATCATGAGAGAACGAATTTCTTCCTCGGTTGCGTTCCTGGCAAGTGCTTCCGCGATTTGCCGTCTGTACATTTTTGTTATGAGTTCGTACGCCTTTCCTTTTCGTTCTCCGTCTTTGTCATATATGGCGAGCCATTCCGCGCCTCTACTTTGTGCATATAGAAGGGAATACGTTTGTTCTTTCGTGAGTCCAATTTTTTCTTCGAGAAGTTCAATGTCTTCAAGTCCCGGAAGATTGTTTGCCTTTGCGGTTTCTGAAATTTCCGGCAAAGTCATTTCTTTAAGTTCGTTTTCGTTGACTCCACGCTCGAGTAAATACTCTGCGACGTATCCAAGGATTGACGCTTTGTTTCGTTCTTTCAGATAGATCCGGTTCCAGTCTTGCGCGAGAAAATCAAAAATCTCCTGATCGGCCGTTTCTAGATCCTCACGCCTTACAACTCCTTCGGGAAATTCTAACGTTGCGGTTTGATTTCGAAGAAAGGAATAATCCGCCTCGGCCGTTATGCTCAACGTCCTTGGCATATACCGCGGACGTACAAGAAGTTCTCCAAAAAACTTTCTTCGCAAAGCTCCGAACACGTCCGACCAAGTCGATTTTGAAACTCGAAAATGAATTCCGTTCTTTGGATCACCAAAAAACGCGTATTGTAGAGAAAGAAAATAGAAAAGCCAAGCGTAGGTCAGTTCTCGAGCCGAGCGGTATTCAGACAAAGGCGACTCTCGTTTTATCACACTTTCCTTCTTATCTTCCGGACATGGTAAGAAGTTTTTCCGCTTTCCAAAAAAGGATATGAAGAATCGTATCCCGAGAGTTTTGGTTAAAGGTCGCTGAAATTACGGAATCAAATAGGGCTTGCCTGTCTTGCGCGGAAAGAGACTGCACGCGATTGGAAAACTCGGTATCGGTTTCGATAGTCCCAAAACGGATTCCAGTCTCACGTAGAATCTTATACGCCTTTGCAAACGTAAGATACAAAATCGTATCCCGATTCTGTGAATTCGATATCGCAGAAATAAGGCTGTCAAAAAGGGTTTGTTTTGCTTTTTCGTCTAAAGCCAAAACTTCCTTTGTAATTTCTAAGGTTTCCAATTTTTGGTGGTCTTGAATTTCTTTTTCTTGTTTTAGAAACCTTTCTTCGTCTAAAAACTCGTTCGAAATCTTTTCTAACTCTTCTTTTTCTAATTCGATCCTTGTGTCCGTTTCTTCCATGTCTAACCTCGTTTTCTTTTTTAAGGCTACTTGGTTTCAAGGAATCGGAATTTAGAATCTATTCCAACTCTCTCCGATTCCAAAACGGGAGAGTCTTTCTTTCCTGAGTGCATCCAGACCTTTCGGTTTTTGACCCATTTCTTTTTTGAGTCTTGCGAGCGAAGAAGTTACGATTTGATTCTTTTTACCGACTACCCTGAGTGAAAAATACCGGAGTGCGTCCATTGCGTGATCGTGATTTTTAATCGGAATTTCTTTCGCGTTCTTGTTATCCTTCGGATCCTCCCAAGAGTAGATTGAGAATTCTTCGATCGTATGAACGCACGACCGAAAGATACGAAGTTTGATTCCTTGCTCCGCCTCGAGTAGTCTTAGAACGGCCTGGATTCCGGTGGAAATATCCTTGTCGGCGGTGAGCGTTAAGAACCCGGACTCGGCCATAGTCGCACGGTCTTCCGCGTCGTGGTCGGCTAAGAGAAAAAGATTCGGTTTACGTTTTGTTTTTAAAACCTCGCAGTGTGCGCGGACTGTTTTTTCGGAAACGTAATACTCGTCCGCGAGATACCAAGTCTCATTGGATTTGTCAAAGTAGAACCACAAAAAAACGAAAGGGTTTGTATAACCGAAGTCGATCGATCCCGCACAGTCCCAGCTTAAAGGAATCTCAAACGGTTCAACGATTGCAGATTCAAATTTCGGATATACAAGACCTTGAACGTCTACCCACTGTCCGAGATAAAGCCGGTCTCGTTCGATTCCCGTCATCTCTTCGAGCATCTGTTTATACTCATCACTTATATACGGATTGTCGAGTGGCGTCCAGTGCCTGCGCGACATTCTAGAAATTCTTTGTAACGAAAGCGCATTCCCGGTTTCGGGATCTTGTCTAAGAACGAAGTATTTATATATCCAGTGAAATCGGTTTCTCGGATTGCAATCAACGACTAGCTTATTCACTAAATCCGGTCTTACATACGAAAGTCTTGTTTTGATTTTTTGGAATGTTGCGTAGCTGATTTGAGTCGCTTCGTTTATAAAGATCGTGTTGTACTCGGTTCCCATGATCTTTTCCACACGGTCGGAATCATCAAGTCCCGCACCGTAAATCTCAGAATCGTTTAAAAACGTTACGATCAAATCCGATTCGTTGATTTCGTAGTCGCGGCCTTTTACAAAGCCCATGTCTCTGAGGCAAGGTAAGAGGGTTTGTTTCCAAACGGAAAGTCTTAGGTGATTGAGTCTATAACGGGCGATTAAGTGACGGGATTCTTTGGAGATCCAAGCGCGTGATATGATCGCTTTTATGACGAGATAGGTTTTGCCACAACGTGCACCTCCGTCGTAGCTGATTTCTTGAATATGAGGATCGGACCAATCTTCTTCAATCGCAAGGGATTGTTTCTTTGAAAAAACTTTGTTTCTGGATTCAAATTCGTATTTCTTATTTTGTAAACTCCCCCGCTTCTTTGTCTTCAAGTCTCACCGTACCGCCGATCAGCTTTTCAATCGTTCCGGGCTTCTCACCGACTCCTGAAACAATTTGAATGTTGACCGTTACTTTCTCGTCTCCGTTTCCGGACTCTTGCCTTATACTTTCCGGCAAATCGAGGGATCGGAGAAGCTCACGAGTAAGTAGATTTCGAGATTTTAATAGGAGTGAAATTTCCATATTCGAGGTTTCAGAGTCATAAAGCTTTTCCCGCAAAAGGTCCAGGTACTCTGTTGCTTCCTGGTTCAAACGTGCTAGCGCCGTGACCTTATCCGTCAATATTTGCACCGCGAATTCTTCCCTCAAATTTCCTACAATTTCCTCACGCGATTTTGTCCAAGCCCGTCTTTGAACGAAGTTGTCTAAAGTCTTGTAGGAAATTTTAAATTTCCTACAAATATCTTCCCGTTTTTGTCCTCTAAGATATTCGCACCGTATGAGTTCTATTTTTTCTTCGGAAAGTGCGTTATATGAAACCTTTTTCTTAGGTTCCTTTGTCTTTTTGGGAAGTGCTTTCTTCACGGTCTTTTTTTTCGCGCGCGCCACGATCTTTATTGTAGGTTCTTTTCGTTTTATCGTACAAAAAAGATTGTGCTGTTAAGAAACGAGCTTCTCTAAAACTTCGATCAGATTGTTTTTAGATTCTGCACACGACCGCGCATCCAAATCGATTCCAAAAAATCGTCTTCCGTTTTTAAGTGCGGCCTTCCCTACCGTCCCCTCCCCTACAAACGGATCAAAAACAAGTCCGCTAGTTGGAGTTCCCGCTTTGATACAAATTTCGAATAACCCTTCGGGTCCGACCGCCGTATGGCGGTTATGGGAATTCGGGGTTGCAATTTGCCAAACCGATCGTCTGCGCGCTGTGAAGTCCTGATTTTTGATTTTGTTTTTGATGATTCTGTTTTTTACGTTTGTCGGATCTTCCGCGCTTGTAAGGGAAAAGTTTTTGAGGCTGTGCGTTTTTTCGAGGGAATGCTCATTCACTCCCATTACTTTTAAAAGTGATTTTGGGTTTTGATTTTCGTGATGGATTCCGTTTAAGGGAACGGCAACCGACTTGAAATCAAAGAAATACCTCTCCTTATCTTTTACGAAAAACAAAACATACTCGTGCGAGTTTGTGAATCTTTTCGTAACGGATTCCGGCTTGCAAGACCCCCGATTTCCTTCTTTCGTCGTAATCGATTTGGCCCACACAATTTCTTGAATAAAATGGTATCCGATTCGACTCATCATCCGCACAAATACGGATGGAATACAAAGTGCCTGCCCGTCTCGAAACGTGTCCCCTATATTGACAAAGATTGTCGCAGAATTTTTTAAAAACGGACGAACTTCTAAAAATACTTTTCGAAGATTTTGTAAATAGTCCTTCGATTTTCTTTCCCTCCCTATCTCCATTTTCAAATTCAAATCGTCCTTATCAAGATACGTCCTTTTTTGAAAATACGGCGGTGAGGTCACAACCGAATCCACTTGACCTATATATTCCTTTGTCTCTTTCAAGGTACGAATGATTTGAGCCGCATCGCCGTGGAGAATTTCAAAACTCATACAATTTTCTCCTGACAGAAAAGCGCAATTGATTCAAACAAATTATTCGAACACTTCCATTTCCCTGACTCAATTTCTGCTAAATACGACTGCGAATATCCTAACGCCTGTGAAAGCTGAAACTGTGTAAGACCGGCATCCTTCCTAAGTTTTTTAATTCTCTCCGCGGTTTCCAGATTTTCGTTTTTAAAGGTTTTGTTAAAATATTCGGACTTTGCGGCATCGATACATTCTTTTACGACTGTTTTGAATTTCCCTCGCCACTCATAATTGAGATTCCTTCCGGAGACTTGGAGGATAAAGTTTTCGTCGGACAGACCGCTTAAATTTACTCTGAGGCCCTTAATTTTCTTCTTCGCCCAAAGCTCAATTATGGTTTGTATGGTTTCGTCTTTTGTAGATCCGTTTCGAATTTTTTTCAGATCGGATTTGAGTGTTGCGACTGCTATGCCTGTCTTTGAGGAAATTTCATTTAACCTTGTTATGGTTATTTTCTCACAGGTCAAAAATTCGGGACAAAACTCTTTATATATCTTGATCCTTGTTTTGTGACCTAATTGCTTTTTTAATGTATTTCGTCTAATTAAATAACTTAGCTCGTCTTCCGGATTTACTTTGTATCCGTCGATTTGCGTCCATCCAAGCAGTCTTACGGCCTCTATTCTATGCTCACCCGATAGACAAAGGTAGTCGTCATTTCGAAAATCGTATTTTACGGATATGGGTTCGTGTAATCCTTCCTGTTGTATATTATTTGCTAATTCTCTAATATATTCCGGTTCTCTTCTTTCAAATAACTCCTTATTTTTTTCGTGATACTTTATCTTGTGAATCGGTATCTGCTCTATTTTTAAATTAGTTTTGATTACGTGTAAAAATTGGCGTTCTTGCATACCCCCTTGTTATTTTTTCGTATTTAAAAGAGTCCTTTCGTTTTTTTAAATTCCTTGAAAATAATTAAGGACTGTCCCCTTTTATCAATCAACAAAACCTTTTATTCTTTTTTGCGAATGTAGTTTAACAAAAAAGAATTACGGGGGTTATTTCATTCTCCCCGCGTTAGTTTTCAGATTTGATTTTATAACCTCCTTATTTTAAGCCGCTTCGCCGTTTTTCCAAACTCTCGTTTTTATGGGTCTGTAGTTTGTCTTTTTGGTATATACGTATTTTTGTACGGAATACTCCACTCCTAACGGCGCGCTTTGTTGCAGATCCAACGCCTTTTCGATCGCTTTTTTTAAACCGTCGTTTCCCGTAAAACATTCATGACCGGCCGCTCCCCAAACCCTGGGGGAATTATTTTGAGGGGCTATGTGTTTGTAGATATGATATTCTATTCGTTGGTCCATACTAACACTTTACGCCACGTCGTCATAACCCTTTTGGGATTTTAGTATTCGAATTGCATCCATATATCTGATTGCATCACGGCGGTTCATATATAGATGTTCTTCGTCCTTTTCTTTTACAAAAAAGGTATCCGATCCTTTTAAGGGTTCTTTGAGAATCGAACCTTGTTCTTTTTTGTACAAGATCGGTTCCAGTACACTTTGGTTGGTT